CTCGTGATATCCCCAGCAGCAGTCTGTCCCATCCCAGCAAGACCAGCCAAATTCCCGTACTGCCTTTGCTTATTCGCTGCGTTCGCCTGATAACCCTGAAGAGTTTGATTCCCGACTGTATTATATTTGTTCAGGAGATAATTTCTTGTGTCCGCGTAGCGATTATAGGCTGCCTGATATTCTTGTGCAGCTTGCCCGCTGTTATATTGGGAGAGAGCTTTGAGAGTCGCTCCTGAGAGTAGTCCTCCCCGCGCCGCAGCCTTATTCTGAATAGCTTCTTGACCCTGCTGCAAGCGGAACTGATACCCCGGATCCGCAGTGAAGTTAAAAGCCTGGTCAGCGGGAGCTTGAGGACCCTGGTAAGAGGGCATATTGAAAGCGCCGTTCTGGGTCATAGTCCCCAGAGTATTCATGGCTTGAGCGCCCATTTGGGAGTAGGGCTGCTGGGCAGCGACGCCTTGTGCGAAGTACTCTTTCCCTTGGGCAAGAGCTTCACGAGCTGCCTGCTCCTGTGCTGCTGCAGCTGCCTGAGATCCACTCGACGAAAAGATATCCCCGATGATGGTAGCGAGAGCACCAGCACCTGCCCCTATCGCCGTCCCTATGCCAGGAGCGATAGCAGTACCGATCGCTGCGCCTGTTCCTGCTCCACTCAAAACACCAGATACTGGATTGTCAGCCATGCTGTACCCCTACGTTTCTTGTGCTACGTCTACCACACCGCCTATGACTGCTACTTTGTACGGATCCGCTATCGATAGCCTGAAAACTCTATCCCTCGAGTACCCCAGCCTGTGAAAATGCACCCTCTCTCGAAATTCTCCCTGCTTACCGATCGGATGAGTATAGACATTGGACCACGTCATCCCTCCGTCATTGCTCCACGACAGCATGATGACTCCAGTTAGTCCCTTGCAGTCGGAGTTGGATACTCCACGTTCCAGATCGAACTCCAGCTCCCTAAAAAAGAGCCTTTTTCTCCCACTGTGGATGTGAGGTGTCGTCCTGTCCCTACGGACTATTTCATAGACTCCAGATGTCGTTTCATCTTGGTAAACGTCGAGGGAGAGTTCGTAGACATTGCCATTCAGCCTGTCACCCACATAGTTCTTCCCGTTCCAGACGCAGTGATTGATCGCTCTATGCGCCTGATGCTGTCCATTCACGCCTTCCAGCGTCACCCAGCGGGATCTCTCATGCCATAGATTGGTCGTGGCGTCATAGACAAGAGTACGCTGCCCTGTCACGAAATTCAGGATATAGAAGATATGACCTTCTTGCTGATAACTATAGCCGACAGCATCATCTTGCCGTGAAAGTCCTGAAATGATGAAGTCTATGGCGTGAGTCGAGATCCTCTGGGGAGTAAAAGAACCGTTTGCCGCCATCCAAACCGTGTTAATACCCTGCTGATTCGATCCCAGCCAAAAGATTGAGGAGCCATTGGTAGCTACAGAGAATGGAGCTGACGTCCCAACATCATTATTCGCTGAGTTTATCCGCTCGTACGGTACATCCAGAGCTCCAACATCCCACCAGACTTCCATTGACTGCGACCCGAAGATCCAGATGTATGACGTCACTTTGACCAGAGCAAGTATCGGGTCAGGAGACGAGTCAGCCGAGGTGAAAGATGCGCCATCCCAGCTGAGTCCGCCCAGTAGTTGGGTCTGGTTACCTGCATTATCCAGACCGTAGAGAGTCTCGCTGAAAAAGAACTGATCGGTCTGAGGACGATTGACGATGAACCTGCCATCCAGGTAAATGACATGAGTAGGACCACTGCCGTCCAGACCTACTGGGAACCCAGGCGAGGTGATCTGTTCAAACTTCCCTGTGATAAGGTCGAAGATATACCCTGTGATCCCGTCGACGATGATCAGCTGCTGGCCATTATCAGCCATCCCGCACTGTCCATAGGCTGATCTAATGCCGCCTATCACGGTATAGGTCCCCGATGGGGATATCTCGTAAAGGCTATCTATGACTATGGTGAACATGCGACCTGTGGAGGTCACGTAGAGACCGCGGTTCTGCACTATGCCAGTGAGACTGAAATCGACGAAAAGTTTCAGGCCTGGAGTAGAAAGGAGAGCCATTTTGGCTGATGCATAGTCGGTGACTTGCTGCTGGTAAGCCTTGCTGGTACGCTCTTCCGTCTCAGAGAATAGATTGATGCACTCCTGGCAGTCTACCAGGTGCGATCGCCCCATGTACATGCCACCAACAAGTGGGAGATCCATCAATAGTCCCTGTAAATGCTATATCCACCTTTAGTCACCGTCAAAGAGTCATTCGCCATCAGTAAGTCTTGATGATTCACTCGTCGGATGTTCCCCAGATACTCAGCAGCTTTCGCTCCGATGATAGGAGAGATCGGAGAACTGTACTCTGCTGCCAGTTCTATCGCCAGATTATATCGTAGAGCACTCTCGTAACCAGGGGGAAGTGTGATTGTAGTCGTGAGTGCCGCGAAAGAAGAAAGCTTTTTCTTTTGAGACAACCCAAGATATAGTCCTGAAATATTAGGGACCGGGTAAAGGTTGATGACACCTATCGGGTAGGACGCGACGTACATCACGTACTGCGGATAGACCGTCATCAATGTCTTCAAAACCAGCGCTTGGTATTTGTCGTTAGGGATGACCTCAAGTTGTCTATCAATGTTGAACCCTGGATTACCGTCACGGATGAAGGCGCTTGTGATCTCTACCGGACGATCCGTGTTAAATGTCGCCGAAGGACCGATGTTGTATGTCGCAGTACCTGCTGTGATAGGGAAAAGCTCATTGAGGAAATAGTATAGATTGAACTTCTGAGTATTCCACTGATCCAACATCATGTTGAGCACGCTGAGAGCGTTGTTGGCATCAGCGCTCTCTGGTGTCTCGTTGATGGCGAGGACATTTATAAGACGAAGTGACGAAGAGATCAGGTCCAACGCGGTCATGTATCACCTCAATCGCTAAACTGTGGTCCGATAGGCATCACTGGCCTCGGCTGCTTCATGAGAAACTCATGGTAGCACCCTGCCCAAGAGAACGGCCCCGTGTGAGTCAGGTGTACTCTCGGCTCACAGTAGATCTTGCCGCCTATCTCTCTCCATTTCAGAGCGAAGATGACATCCTCTGTAAACCGTGCTCCGTTCTGGACTTTGCACTCGTACATATTGGCAGTATGACCTGCCTTTTTAGAGGATGATGGATCAGTATACTCACACCATCCATGGATATTCAGAGTCGCATGAGCTGACGCCATCCTTTGCACGGCGCTTCGCTGGAACCTCACGAACCCACCTGGGACCCATTCAGCTTCGATCAGACCATCAGGTGTCACCAGAGGAGTCCGATCCTTCTTAGTCCTGATCGCTACCGTGAACTCCCCGTCGCACTTCTTAGGATATGTGGCTCCAACATACTCGTAGTTGTTGAAAAGGACTTTCATGAACCCATCTGTGTCCCATCCCATGTCGGAGTCGATCATGAAAAGATCAGTACAGGTCGAGTCAAGGAACTCTCCCATGATATTGTTTTTCGCGTGATCGACGTATGCATCACCAGTCACTTTGGTCCACGTCCACTCGATGCCGAGCCTGTTCAGGATGTCGACGGTCTTCATCAGACTGACGATATACTCGACAAACGCCGAAGATTGGTAAAAAGGCGTAGCGATCATGACGTGGGTGCTCCTGGCCTTGCGAACCACCGCAGGGTCGACACCCGACCAGGGATCTTTCTCGGCACCGATGCGCATATAATATGGAAGGGAGACTCGCGCCTCCCTTTCACTTACGCGGTCACGCCGATGTTTTTGAGAGCAAGGATGATGCTATTGACCGAAGTCACCACCGCATCAGCCTGCGAAGCTGTCGTGAAACCGTAACCGCTAACGGCTGACCCAGTAGTCGCGGGACCAGTGATCGCACTGGCCTGGGCCACAGGAGTCACACCGTAAAGACTTACGAGATCCGTGGTAGCACCCGCTACTGTGGTGCCATCATCGGCTCTTCCACCCAACTGTTCGACTGCCATAGGAAACTCCTTCTCAGAGAAGATGGGGTGCGCGGGCCACCCCGGGTTTGCGAACCACAGAACTATACCAACGTGCTCGAATCACCGATGACCTTGCAGGCCCACTGCGGGTACAGTTCCTTGACGCCATAGAGCACGTCAAAGCGGCACAGCAAACGGTCATTGATGATCTCGTACTGCTTGACCATTCTCAAAGACACACCATCGAACATTTCTCGGGCTGCCATCTCAACACCTGTCGGCAGCACCAAGTCGGCTGTGACGAGCGTAAAGGCATCCTTGTGGCAGCAAATATTATTCTCTTGCACGCCACTGGCTGCGACGTAGAACACCAACTTGTCAGTCGCCGTCGGAAGCGCGGTCACCGTCTGGTATGGGCCAGAAGTGATGATCGCGGGACTGATGTAGAGGGTGTCTGTCGTGCCTGCACCAGAAGCATCCGCAGTTACCACGAACTGCTGATTGATGCCGGTGCTCTGCTTCGTCTCGGGGTTGACGCTGTAAGTACGATCCGCATTACCCGAAGTGGTGATGTAGAACGTGTCCCCAGCTTTGAACGTATGCCCGGTAGTCTTGGTCACTGCCAGAGTCGTCGCACCGCTCACCGAGGTCGTCGTCACTGTCACGTCACTGGTCGCGACGCGGGTACCCATGGTGATACGGTTCACGTTCTGGTCCATCTTCCACTGGAATCCAAGAGCGGAGCCCATCATGCCCTTTTCGTACTGAGCACTGATCTCTGATGGCGGGTTGAGCAGGTTGGTCAAACCACTCACCATGCTGCCCGAAGTCAGAGGGCTCACTACTGCGAATCTCTCACCGTCTCTCGGCGTGGCCATATTGTCCATCAGTATGCCAGCCTGAAGAAACGGATGCACGTGTGCCGCAGGCGACGTCGGAGTCGTGATACCAGCGGTATTGTACGTGGTATGAGCCGCTTTGGTAAGACAGTCATAGTCCACGGTGGACGCCAGGACTGCCATGGCGGGTTGAAGGTACCTGTCACCGAACTCATCGATCGTCAGGGTCAAGTCAGCTGACGTAAACGCTATGTCTACGTGCTTCTGCGTGCTGACGGTCATGGTCGTGCTCTTCTCGGTCAGATCCTGCAGGTCCATCGCGGCACCCGTGGTAACTGTATACCGGTTCGGATACCTGATGGTCAGGGACGGACCGATCTTACCAGACATCGTAACACCCGAGTTCGCGAAAGTCGACGCTATCTTAACTACCGTTTCAAGTATTCAGCAGCAGAAAGGCAAAGCTTTTGTTTTCATACTGCTAAATATAAGTTATCGCGGTAGGCGAGACTGTATCTCCATCCGTTCTGGATGCCCTTGGCAGTCGTTCGAGCGCTTGTCAAGTTTTCTGACAGTGGCGCTTCGGTCTTGTCCCCTCCGGGAGATTAACCGATATTCGGGATTATGCATAGAAAAATTCCTTTTTCTATGGACCTACTTTTGATCGTACTGACGATTGATGCTCTTCGCGAACACCAGGTTGTTGTGCAATAGAGCCAAGGCTCTCTTGGTTATTGCGGTGGGGGAGAGAAAACTGTTTGCCATATACTACCTTTTCTTTCTTTCTCTTACGGCCCTCATATGGTCTGCCATAGAGAGCTGGTTGATGTCTCGCTCGACTCCCTCAGCACCACCCTGTACGGGTTTGACAGGTGCGGGAGCCCTCGATACCGCCTTCGTAGACGGTGACTGGCGTGTGAGCTCGATACGTGCTTCGATCCTTCCAATCTCCCGCGCTGCTCCGTAAGCATCCAGACCGTTGAGATCCAGTGCTTCCGTAGGGTTTTTGGCAAGATAGTACAGTACGTCCCCCGCCATATCCGATGCCTTGATCGCCTGAGCAAGCGCAGGTCCTACCGGTAGTCGCTGTGCTTTAGCTATCGTGGCATCATAGTCGGGGTACACGGCCTTCGCAGCTTCCAGTGACTCCCAATAGCTGGCTTCCGCCTCATATTGGGGCTGTACTGGTGCTGGCGCGGGCTGTACCTGTCCTGCCTGTGACGCAGGGGTAGCTCCTGAAAGCTTCTGTTCCAGACCGGCAACAGTCGCCTGCAGTCCCCTGATCTCACGGGTGTAGGAATCGAATCTCCGCTGTAGTCTCGACTGCTTCCGTCTCTCCTCGAACTGCTTCTCAGGAGCCTGCTCTGCCTCAGTCTGCTCGACGGGTTTAGTCACTGCCTCGGGCGCAGCGGGAGCAGATGTGGCGGGAGTCTCCGATGAAGGAGCGACCTTCGCCTCTTCGACTACGGGTGTCGTCTCATCAGCCATAAAAAGTCCTTGTTCAACCAGCGGGCGGCGCTGGTGCCGGGTTCGCAGTAGGCTGCGGTCCTACAGGGCTACCTGCTCCTGCGGACATATCTGAAGGCTCTGGAGTTTCAGCCAGGGCCTGCATTTTCATGATCACGTTGTTCAGCATGCCCTTCATCTCTTGCACCTGATCGCCCAGGTACTTGATCTGGGCCACTTCGATGTTGCTCTCTGCATTGAGGAGAGCAGTATCGACCTTCACCTCACGATCAGCAGCTTTGTCGTCTATCTTTTTCTGAAGACCCTGGATAGCTTTATCCAGCTGCTGGATAAGCATCTGCTGCCCATGGATCGTCTGAGTCGCCTGCTGCATCTCCTGTACGGATGGACCCTTCGAAGCA